AGTAGCAACCGTATCAATCTCAGATACAGGTTCATTCAAATCATTAGCTACTGTAGTAATATTAGCAGCGTTAGCCACTGCTGAGTTAATGTTTGCTTCATTAGAAACAGCTGAGTTAATGTTCGCTTCGTTTGCTACTGCTGAATTAATGTTAGCTGCATTACCTGCAACCGCATCAATATTAGTTTGATTAGCAGCTACCGCATTTACATTAGTAATATCAGTAGCTACAGTATTAACATTAGTAATATCATCAGCAACAGTATTTACATCAGCAATATTAGTAGCTGTGATAGTTACGTTAGCATTGTTAGTGTCTACTGCTTGGATATTAGCAATGTTGTTTGCTACTGTATTAACACTAGTAATATTAGTAGCGACAATACCAACATCCGTAGGTGCTGCTGCTAGGTCACTTTCTGTAGTACCTACTCTGATTAATAGATTCTGTCCTGTAGTAGGTGCAGTGTGAAACACAACTGCGTTATTAATAACATCGTACGTATCAGACGACTGTAGTACAGTATCTAGCAATACGTTACAATGGTCTTCTGAGATTATCTCGAAGTCTACACTATAAATAGTAGAAGTACCGTCCGTGACGAGGGCTTTCTCTGAAATCATAATTATTTCCTGTTTATATGGCTCTTGATTTACTGTTAAATCTGCCTGTTAAGTTTAAGCTGTCAATACAAAATCCACTAGAATCGACTGACTTAATGGTGATTGCTGTCTTCTGACTCTCTCCCATAATAGTAGCAGTTGGTCCTCCTTGGATATGACGGTGGAACACTTTAGTGTGAGGTCCTACTGTTACTTCTATATCCTGGTCTGAACTAGGTCTGTCTTGTATTGTTAGCTTACGTATCTGAAGCCTACCTTCTTTATTATCAACTTTATTCCCGCCTCCTGTTTGGAAACCCCACTCGTTGAGAGTGATACTTGATTCGTATGGACCTGTAGCATCGGTATAAGTAACATTAGTAAAGTCCTTTGACTCTAGGCTAATCTTACCTAGTTTTCTATCTCCATCACTATCGTACATAATAAACAAATCATCACTGACTACTTTAATATTAAAGATAGAGGCATTAGTAAGCTCCCAACGATGCCAAGCTGATTGAGACTTCTCTTCACCTTCCCAAGTCTGATTATAAACATATATTTCATTGGTGTCTTCAGCTAGTAGGAATACCATATCATACTTAGTACTTGTTTCTAACTCGCTGATATAATGGTCAATATAAGTAGGGATATGAGATGTAATATCTGTAGCATCATTACCTATAGAGCCTGGGATATTAAAATATTCTCTTACTTGTGTGAACGCTCCTCTATTAATACTGAAGTACAAATTAGGACCGATAGCTTTAGGTGCTATCTTAGCATTAATATCATAAGTAGTAGTCTGTGCTAGACTGGCAGTAGAAGGAGTTAAAGCCTTATCGCCTCCCATTATATACTGAGCGTGTGTGCCAAATACTATTAGATTCTCATTGAAAGGAATAGCATATTTTAAGTTAGCTACTGAGTTCGTATCTACTGCAACATCAATAACATCAGTATCTAGTAAATCAGTTACTGTTGTTCTAAAGAAGTTCTCGTAGATGCCTGTTTCAGACATAATGATATTATCACCAGAGATAAATCCTAATCTATTACGGTAGAAGAATACATCCTCAATCTGTTGTCCTACAAAACTAGGCATAGAGTTAGATAGTTCATCACCTTTATCTCTATCGTAATAAGCAAACTCACCAAAGGTAAAGTTACCTATAGAAGTACGAACAAGGGTATGAGGCATAGTTGAGTTCTGAAACCCATCTTTAATACCAGGTGCTACTGTCTCTAGCCAAGCCTCTCCTGGATTCTTAACCCAAGCCCAAAACCCCTCGAACTTATTCTTCTCATCACCTGTCACATTAACAAGTGTCTGTAAGCCTGAGTAGCTTCCCATTGTATTAGGTAAGTCTTGTAGTTGTTTAAGTACACCTTGCCATCCTTCTGATGCTTGGTTACCCCAAGAGTCGGATGTATCCCAAGAACCTGTTGTATTCTTATAAATAATAGAACCTGAACTAGAAGCACCCACTTGACCTGCTAAAGTGGAGGCAATTAAGTCCGACTTAGCTCCATCCTCTGTGTCCTTATTACTATTAGTAGTTCCATTAATAGTATAACTATAGGTATTCTTAGTAGCGTTGTTCTCACCACCATAAGAAATATATGTTCTCTTAACCCAGTAATAGGCGTGAGACCTGTGAATATCTTGGTTGGTTGTCCCGTGCGTATAGGTAGTAGATTCTGCTACTGTCTTAGTTTTGTTTACAATGAAAGTAGTATCACCTACAGTTACTGCTGAGAAACTCTCACTTGCTCTAGTCCCACTAGGAATAGATAAATAACTATCGGTACCTGAGTCTTGTAACGAACCTTCTAAGTCATACGTCTTCCAAGCACCATCTGTAATAGTGATGATATATGCCTCAGTACCATCTCCTCTCTCGTATGTGTGAATGAAAGGGTAATCGGCAATCGTATTGTCAATAGCAGTTTCTACTAAAGGATTTCTTCTTCTAGTGCCTTCTGTAAACGACAGACTACAGTTAATCATCTCATCAACAGTAGTATCGTGACGAAGTTCTGGAGCCTGTTGACTAACACCATTAACTAATGATGGTAGTGTTTGATTAACTTCCATAGTTACTCCTTATAATGCTGTAGGGTTCTGTAATCTATTCATAGGTCTAGTAGTAGCGGTATCGTCAAAGATAGAGTAGTCACCTGAACGTAAGTCCTCTGTAATCATTAGACTTCTTGTATTTTCTAACTCTCTATATAGCTGTGTTACCATACTATCTACACCAATTACTCGTGTATATAACTTAATCTTAGCTGCTGCTACAACTACTGACTGCATAGGAATTGGTAATGTATCAAAATCCATATCCCACACAATAGATATCTTCTGTGTAGACTCGAATTTGTAAGTATTAGTCTCTTTGTTATAAAGCTTACCTGCTCTCTCGATTAAGTCATCACCTCGTTCTGTACCGTCTACTGAAATAACATCAGCAGGAATAGTAATATAGCCTTGTGTGTCTGGGACTAATTCCCAGTTGTCATCAGTATTAAACTGAAAGCCTTCTGCCAGTATCTCGGTCTTAGCTTCACCAATAACGGTATCAGCTAGTTCTGCTTCATAGTGACCAACTATAGAGGTAGTTGAGGGTACTGGGCTTTCACCTATTGTTGTTAGGCAGATGTTAATTGCATCATTATATCGTTTCATAAAACCTCTTTATTTAATGTGGATGAACAGCCCCCGAAAGGACTGCTCAAAGTAGTTTAAGCTACTGTCAAACGTTGTGAACAACCAGCGTTAAGAACGCCTTCACCCATTGCGTAAGAAGAAACCATCAACGTACCTAATTTCTCAGGAATGTAGTTAGCTTCAGACTTAATGTCTAGTAACTTAACAACACCTACTGCGTTTGGAGTAAAGATATAACCCCAGTTACCAGCAGGAATGTTATTAGATGTCATAATTGGGATACCAGCAATCTTGAATACATTACCTGTATCAATACCACC